CCACATACCAGTTCTAGCAGTAAAGTCTATAGACTTATCTAAGCTAGGTGATTGAAACCAAGTTCTGTCACCCTGTTGCTTACTACGAAAGTGATGATAGTGACCTGTGATTAAGATTTGACACTCACCTGCAGGTAGAAAACCATACATCTGACCTTTCCACCAGTTCTCTATCTTGTTTTCAGGATTGCTGCCACCACCTGAAGTCATGTGTCCATGTGTCCAACCACAAGTTATGCCTTTGATGTCCATGACTTGATGAAATCCATCAGGAACTACAACAGATACCTTTTTATATCTATCAGGATTAGCTTTCATAATCTCTTCACATATCTGCAAGTGCATTGTGTCTGTGTTATCTAATCTGTTGGTGACAACCTGACCTTTCTGTGACCTAGAAGCTTCTCCATGATTTCCAGCACAACCTGCCAAAATTAATTTATCTGCGTGTGGTAGGAAAGTATCTACTGTTTTCATCATCATAGACCTAGCTAACGCATACTGTTCTATCATTGTAAGTTCAATGTTGTATGGTTGACTATCGTAAAAACCATAACAGTTTTCAGTAAGGTCACCTAGTCCAATCATGTATATTTCATCTATTTGGACACCTACCTTACGCAGTTCCTTAATTCTATTTACTGCGTCTTGTAGGGCTATATCGTAGCGTTTAATGGTATTCTCAACGCCATAATCTTTCTTGCCTAGCTGCCAGTCAGCCATAAAAAACAAAAAAGCAGTGTCACCTCCATGTGTTCTTAGTTTTAATGGTGGCTTACGACCTGCTTGTTTAAATAATGCCTGAAAATATCTGTCATGTCCAGGTCTTTTTTTCTTTACAATGCCTTTAAACGCATAAAAGGTAGTAGTTTGTCCACCTTTTAGCTGTGCATTCCATGAACTAGCTCTTACAGAGCCTTCTATTTCGTAGATTTTAGGGTCAAAACCCCAACCTTGTAGTATCTCATCAAACTTCTGTCTATAGTTAGGGTCTGTTCCAACATGTGTGATTTCACCTAGACCAGTTTGTTCATTGACTTCCAGACCTGGTTGCCAACCTGATTTGTAGAAGTTATTACCCCATTCTTCAGGTATATTTTTATTGGACATTTGTCCTCCTTTGCCCTGTCATTGACAGTTTACTACAAAGGAGTGACAAAATCTATTACTTAGTTATTTGTTTTTTAGCGTATGTCTTGACTACTGCAAGGGCAGCACCACCACCAGCTAATGCAGCTAACTGAAGTGTTTCAGCTTCTACACCAACTAATGGAGCAACTGTCAATGCACCAATGAACGCTTCAATGAAGGTCCAAATGGCTCTTTCAAGCATATCTTTGAGTTCATCACTCATTCCATACTCCCATGAATCAGACCAGGGTGTCCACCAAACATCTTTCTTAAATGTACCATCTTGGTTTCTTGCTCTTTTAATTCTATCAAACATTATTGAATTAACCTCCCTTTCAACATAGCATTACCTATCAAAACATTTCCATTTATTTCTTCTAATTTTTCATAAACTGTGTTAGCTAATACTGTGTG